TATGAAATTGAAATCAACACCAGTGTTAGCCCAATAGATAACACCACTGTGATTGGTTGGGATATGTACTTGCTAGATATGGGATATCGCATCAAGAAGGATGATAACGAGAGGGCACCGATATTTGAAGGTGGCGCAAAAATAACTCAACCAGTTAGGCTAAATGGATTTGGTAAAAAAGCAGCAGCGGGTGCTACCAATAGCTATGTAATTTTCCCAAGTGCGGATGTTTACGGCACTGTTAACTTTGCAACTTTACCAGGACTAGGATTCTTCTAATGGCTGACCCAGTAGCATTCGAATTTGAAACAGCCAAGCAACTTCTAAGACTTTTAAAGAAGTCCAAGGATGGAGTTTTCAATTCAGAGGTTGATGATTCCATTCCCTTAGATCATGCACCTGCATTCATCTGGGCTTATGTACCTGCCACAGTCACTTGCACCTATGACAGCATAGTCAAGGCTTGGATTATTGGTGGGGCAACCACTTGCTATCCCATCAACTCAGGTGTGGATGCGGATGGCTTGATGCAGTGGGGAAAGAATAATACTGATGGTGTTGTCACTGGTGGCATTACCTGCACAACTTTCACACCTAAGCTAACATCTACTCAAACGGCACCCGTTATAGGCAAGGGATTCTACCTAGGCACGATCTTTGGTTATAACGGATCTGAACAACCAAGGGTGCTGATTGGTCTGCCACCCGAAAGCTCTTCTTCTGGTTCCGCAACCATAGAAGTAGTCAGTGATGTGATCTGTACCCCCACAGGGATTGAAGTGCAAACTGTTCAGTTATCTGGAAAAGACTACGATACCGCAATCATAAGGCAGTTCCTTGGCCTATCTGATGTAATCCCTGTTTCTTATTCTGGGCAGCAAAACAGGTATCTTAAAGTAAATTCTTCAGCTACTGGAATTGAATTCGGATTAACTAATGATGCAGAAGTAGATGTAACTTTGGTAAAGGACGACATAATCACGATTAAATCAAATATAGCATCTATCCAAAGTAGTATTACATCATTGACCAACAATGTCAGTTCTCTGCAAGGAAGTCTGACATCTATCCTTAATACTATGTATGGCCTACAAAGTTCTGTTAATACGCTAAATACTAAGGCAACCAATTTTGAATCTAGAATAACAGCCCTGGAGAATCCCTAATGGAATTAGGTATAACCATTAATACCTCTGGGCTGACGGGATATACTAAAACACAAATCAACACGGAAGATGATACCATTGCTTTAAGTGCTATTCCTAGCTCTACATTTTATATCGCAGGTTACGAAAAACACACTTGGCGAACAGTTTTGCAAGGATCACTTCCAGCAGGCCTTAAAACTAGCACCGTATATTATTGGCAGCGGTTAAATAATAGTTCAAATTTAGTTAGGCTTTTTGAATCACTGGATAATTTAGAAGCTGGAACCTACTTTGATTTTACTGTGGAAAATTTACAAGGTACAATTAATTTCTTTACTGTTTTTTTTGATAAAAAATACAACACTTTCGCATGCGTTGAAAGAGCAGCTACGAATGTTCAGGATATGTTCTGTTGTCCACCAAAAGCAGAATTAAACACCAACATCCCAGAGTTTTTAACCTTGGATACTGGCTCAGAAGATGATTCTGGAAACTACTATTTAGCAACTTACAAGGTAATGAACTCGGTACCTAATTGGGTTCCACCGCTGGCGTATCAGCCAGCAAACCTTGCCTACAAAAGCAGGAACAAGCCCTATGTTCCAATCACAAGGATGCAGACCAACATTTATGCTGGCCCTAGTCGTTACGAAACTGTTAACCAAATGTATACCATAGCTTGGGAAATTATGACAGATCATGAGGTCGTAGATGGTTTAGCAACTGGAAATATACGAATAAAGGTTCTATGCACTGTTTGGGCTTTGACTCCAGGGAATATGCCAGCTGATATAGGAGGTTTGAAAACACTTCAGGAATATTATTCTGAATGGGTTCATAAAGATGAATTTGATTATGATGGAACCTGCACGATATTGAATAATATGGACGCTGATTATTTTGGACCTAGCGTTATGGGTTATTATGAAACTCCAGCAGGTCTACCGATTCCGCATACGGTTTCAGTTTCTAGAAGTGCTGCAAATGTTACCATGCCTAGCACTCTCTACCTTAATATGCCCGATGCAGTTTTTGTAACTCCTGAAGGAAACATCCCACTGGGGAACATAGCAGAAGCCTTAAACTACGATTCAATACTTGGGGCTTATTATTCTGATATAAAAGATCATTACTTAATTAAAGGTCGATACCTTATACAGTTTTCTTTTTACCCAGTAGCAGCGTCAGACAACCCATTTAACCCAAATCGAATGGGTATTGGTTTTGGGCAGGGAGGTATTGATTCTCAGATTTCCGAGATTGGCGGTGGGCTAGATTACAGTACCGCAACAAACCCATCAGGTAGAAATAGCCCACCACTTTATTTTACAAATGACATTGAGGAAAGAGGTGCATTCGTTGGCAGTTTATCTGAAGCAGGGTCTGGCTTTGGGGGAATATTCTCAGGGCTAGCACACGGGAAACCATTTATAGATTCTAGAGCTAAAGTAATATACACAAGCACCCCTGGGGGAAATCCGATTTTCGACCTTGAAGGCCATGTTATTGGTGTGTCTTTAGTAGGTGGTCGTGGGTCTGGTTATATAATTCCACCGACTGTTGTTGTTGTCAATTCTAATGCAATTTGTGTTGCCACTTTAGGGGAAGGTGAATTTGAAGGGCAGGTGATTTCAGTTACTGTTACCAATGCAACCACAAACTGGTATGGCAATAACGCCTATGTCTATTTTAGTCCACCACCACCACCCTATTTCAGACTGAAAGAGAAAAACTTTCAAATGTTTTTGCAGTATTCCCAATATGATTCTGCAAGAAAAAAGCAACCAGTAGGGCCATATAATTTTTACAAGAACTACTACTATTTCATCACATCATCCCACCCAGATGCTTACATCACCAGCCTAACATCTATCCCACCACCACCAAGCTAAAGGATTCAGCCATGGTTATTCACTTTGAATTGCATTCTAGCTGGACTCAATCCTTACTATTTGGAGATGCCATCAAAGCTGGGGTATCCTTAGGGAAGGATAATCACTGGCATTACAACGGCATCACCGGACTTTGGGTGGTTTCCAATGGTTTCCTGATTATCGAGATCATTGAAAAACCCTGTGATATTGAACCCAGTTTAATCAGGGTAACGATCAGGCAGATCCAAGCAAGGTTGATGCAGCCAAGGAAGAAAAAGAATGGGAAGTGAAATCTTTTTTGTTGGGTATCAGGGTAGTAGCACTTTTAGTCAAACTGATATGGGAAACTCTGTGGTCATTATCTATTCAAGGGGGTCATTATGCCAGCAGGATCATATAGTTTCTACGCTGAGCAGGGTGCAACCCTAGAACGAGTTATCACTTATACCGATTCGGCAGAAGCCATCATCAATCTGACTGGCTACACCGCTAAAATGCAGGTCAGGACCAGCGCAGAAAGCCCTACTGTAGTCCTAGAACTAACCAGTTCTGCAGGCATCACCATCAATGGAGCTGCTGGCACCCTAACCATTTTGGTGGCAGCTTCCGTCTTATCAGCAATTGCGCCCTTAATTTATGTTTACGATCTGGAAATCACTGCACCGAGTGGGAAAGTGACTCGACTCATTGAAGGTCGATTCTATGTCAAGGCTGAGGTAACCCGATGAGCGTAACTGTAAACGAAATCAACAACACCATTCTAGTCAGCCAAGAATCCAATGCTGTGGCGGTCACCCAGTCTGGTGGTCAGGTTGCGGTGGTGGATACTGGGGCAAACCGGATCAGTGTGTTATTCCCAAGTAATGCAGTAGAGGTATCTAGCCCTGGATATGTTGGCCCAGTAGGTCCAGTTGGACCCCAAGGCCCAACAGGAACCAGCAATGGACCACTCGATGATCTCACCGATGTTCTCATTGTGAGTGCTGCAGATGGGGATGTTTTACGATATTCGCAAGGCTTGGGTGTTTGGACTAATAGCAACCGTCTCGATGGTGGAAACTTTTAAAGGAATCGATTATGCCAACAACACTAAGAATCAAAAGAAGGTCTAGCTCCACAGTAGGCGCACCTTCTACACTTGCATCCTCAGAGCTGGCTTTTAACGAGACATCTGGGGGAAGGGTGTTGTACTACGGATTGGGGGATGTCAGTGGCACAGCTTCCAGTGTAATAGCAATTGGTGGCCCTGACTTTGTTTCTAGCACCATACCCAATCTTACTGGGGTAGTAACTTCTGTAGGAACAACGACCAGCATAGCTAACGCAGCAATTACAAATGCAATGCTAGCGAATACCGCAGTGGCAAATCTTTCAGGAACCAATACTGGGGATAACGCTGTTAACAGTTTATACAGCGGGTTAGTGAGCGATAAAACTGTAGTCTTAACGGCTGGCACTGGGGTCACTGTCACCGGAACTTATCCATCATTCACGATAGCTGCCACTGGATTAGGTGGAACAGTAACTAGTGTTAGTGTGGTATCGGCCAATGGCTTTGCAGGCACAGTTTCCACAGCAACATCTACACCAGCAATCACCATAAGCACATCCATTACTGGACTGATCAAAGGCAATGGAACCGCACTGAGTGCTGCTGTTGCTGCCACTGATTATGTTGCCCCAGGTGGTGCCCTTGGCACACCCTCATCTGGTACTCTGACAAATTGCACATTCCCAGTTTTAAACCAAAATACCACAGGTACCGCATCTAATGTAACTGGCATTGTTGCTGTAGCTAATGGTGGCACAGGGCAAAGTTCCAGCACTGGTTCGGGTGCAGTGGTACTAGCTAACACCCCAACGCTGATCACACCAAATATTGGGGCAGCTACTGGCACATCATTAGTGCTATCAGGTGATATGACGGTTAATAATTTGACCGTTAATGGCACCACCACAACCATTAACTCAACAACCCTTGCAGTAGGCGATAAGAACATAGTTCTGGCTAGTGCATCCACTACTGATGCAGGAGCTGATGGGGGTGGCATAACCATCAAAGGTCTCACCGATAAAACATTTAACTGGATTGATGCCACCGATAGCTGGACATCTTCCGAGCATATCGATCTAGCCACTGGCAAAGTCTTAAAAATTAATGGAACAACAGTCCTTTCTGCAACCGCTCTTAGTGGTGTGGATATAGATGGGGGGAGTTTCTAATGCCAAGCTATTGCGTTTCGAGTGCTGGTACATCATCTTATAATGGCACATATGATTATTATGCAGCCGGTGAATATCGAAAAACAGACAACGCTTCAGCTAAGATTGTTTATAATGGTGATGACCTATGGTATTTTATTAACGGCAGTACGGAAGGGTATACTGCAAGTGGTTCTGCTGCTACACCACCTCTGACCGGATGGAATGTTTCAGGCAATGGCACATCACCAGCCCCAACGCTAACAGAAGGAGCGTGTTTAATAGATCCTTATTGCGTAGCGGGTGCAGACAACGCAGCAGTTAATGGAACCTATTCTAAAGTTTCAGGATCATCCGGTTATTACATGACAGAGTATTGGCAGCTTGTAGGTAGCACAATCAAAATGGGCTACGATTCAATGATGTCGACTTATACGATTTCACTAGATTACTCAGCCTATTACACCGCAGCATCATTAACTGGCCCATGGTCTGTAGCCTTTGGTGGGTCTGGAACCCCCCCAACAGTAACGGCAGGGGCTTGCGGATCTACACCAACACCTACACCAACCCCTACTCCAACACCAACACCGACTCCAACACCGACCCCAACACCGACACCTACTCCAACGCCAACACCAACACCGACCCCTACACCCACCCCCACTCCTACGCCAACACCGACTCCCAGTCCAAGCCCAACACCGGCAAACATTATTCGACCCAAGCGCAGCACTACTGCTTCAGCCGTTCCAAGTTCTTTGGCGGCCTATGAACTGGCGGTAAATATTTCCGATAAGCGTATATGGGTTGGGTCATCTGATGGCACTCCTGTGCTAATGTCCGAACTAAATGATCTACCACCTTCCATCGATGGTGGGACTTTCTAAAAATGGCTAACACCATACGACCTAAGCGCAGTTACACAGCAACCAATACCCCAACTCTGGTTAGTGGGGAACTTGGTATTAATGCAGCCGATGGGAAGATCTTTTTAGGAAATGCTTCAGGTAATGCTAATGTTTTGGTTTCTTCCTTGGCTTTCACAGATCATACTGGAACAGTAACTAACTCCCAACTTGATACCACAGCAGTAACACCTGCATCTTATACCAATGCAAACATCACTATAAATGCCCAGGGGAGAATCACAGCAGCATCTAGTGGAACTGCTGGTTCTGGCACAGTAACTTCTGTAGGGATGACAGTTCCAACAGGCTTATCTATAAGCGGAACACCCATTACAACATCAGGAACTTTAGCCTTAACCCTAACGGCTGGCTACTCGATCCCAACCACTAGCGATCAAACGAACTGGGGCACAGCTTACACCAACCGGATAACCTCATTAACCACCACTGGTTCATCAGGCGCAGCAACTTTAACCAGCAACACTTTGAACATTCCCACCTACACCCTAGCTGGTTTGGGTGGTATCAAACTTACTGACCTGAGTTCAACGGCAACAGGCTTGACCTACACGAATACCACAGGGGTTTTTAGTTTAACATCAGGCTATTCAATCCCAACAACTTCAAGCCAAACAAATTGGGATTCTGCATACACTCAAAGATTGCAGTGGGATGGAGGGTCAACCAATCTGGTAGCTGCCACAGGAAGAACCAGTCTAGGTTTGGTCATTGGTACTAATGTCCAGGCATGGGATGCTGATCTGGATTCCATTGCAGGATTGGCTGGCACATCAGGACTGCTAAAAAAGACTGCTGCAAACACTTGGAGTTTAGATACTTCAACCTACCTAACAGCTAATCAATCCATCACCTTGTCAGGCGATGTCACAGGCACAGGTACTACTGCGATCACCACCACCTTAGCGACTGTGGGTGTAGCTAAGGGTGGCACAGGACTAACCACCTTAACGGCAAACAATGTCATCCTAGGAAATGGAACTTCCACCCCAAGCTTTGTTGCTCCTGGTAGCAGTGGCAACCTACTCACGAGCAACGGAACCACTTGGCAAAGCACAGCACCAGCAGCAGCAACAGGCTTGCCAACTGGCGCACTCATGCCCTACGCAGGGGCCAGCGCACCTACTGGGTATTTATTATGTGATGGCAGTAGTGTCAGTAGTTCAAGTTATTTAGCCCTTCATGCAGTGATATCTAACACCTATGGTGGATCTGCTTACACAGGTGGTGCAGGCCTAAATTTTACCTTGCCCGACCTTAGGGGCCGTCTCCCGATGGGTGCTGGGAGTGGCGTTGGTTTAAACGCATCAGGCACAGGGGCACCGAGTGGAACGGCACAAACAGCTAGGACTAGGGGCCAATGGCTAGGGGAAGAAACACATCTTTTAAGCATTTCAGAAATGCCAAGCCATAACCACACAGCGAACACAGGAAGTGCTGGAAGTCACTTTCATAGTTTTGGCAGACCAGCTTTGTCTTATAATGCTCCAAATGGAAACATTAGCGCATCAACACCAGGAGGTACCTTACACAGATTTTCTGATGGTGATGGAGTGAACGACACAGACACAGCACCCAACCACCAACACACGATTACCGCAGAAGGTGGCGGGTCTAGACATAGTGTAGTACCTCCTGTTGTTGTCCTTAATTACATCATTAAAACTTAGGAACGATCATGGAAATACTTATCAGCGAGACCACAACCAGTGAAAACATCACAGGCTGTAATGTAACTTTCATCAATCGCAACAAAAAGAAAACGATTAATGATGCCGACTTCTTTCCTGAAGGCAGTGAAGTGGAAGTGAAAATCAAGCAGCTTAAGCGACTACTTAAACAACACTTTGATGCACAGGTATAACCATGAACCTAATACCCATTCTATTATTAGCCCTTGGCCAGCAGGTTGCCCTGCCTCAGGAAATTCATGGGCAACCAGGGCAATTCATTTCCATCCCCAGTGTGACCGATTGCAAGTCAGTGCAATGGGTGGTACTTGATCAGGGGCTAAACCTTTTTCCAGTGGAGCTGCTCAGGGATACCACTACCGCAGTAGTATCTGCAAATGCTCCTGGTAAGTATCGAGTCTTGGCCTATGCAGCCAAAGGTGATCAGGCATCCAAACCTGCACTAACGACTGTCTGCATTGGTAACCCACCTGAACCCATTCCAGCACCTGATGAAACCACCTCCAAACTAACCCGAGAATTAAAGTCACTTTATGTGTCATTAGGTGAGGATGATAAGCAGGGTAAGGTTACCAAACTTGCTGGGCTTTATGCCAGCTTTGCAACCACTGTCAAGGGTGAGGAAGTCCAAACCGCAGGGGAGTTATTAGGGTTATGCAAAGAAGCAGTGGCAAGGGTGCTTAGCCCTTCAGATTTGCGGGAAATAAGAGTCCGGATACAATCAGAGCTGTCAGGTTTCCCGACTGATCCAGATGAAAAGCTGGATGACAAAATAAAAAAAATGATAAGTGGGAAATTTATGGAAATATCTAAAGCACTGGAACGAATAACTAAATGAGTGGACCATCTTCCTTAGGATGGATTCCACCCAGTGAACGCACCTCAGGCCAAATCGAACTGGACGCACAAATCCAAGCTCGATGGGAACCCTTTAAGATTAGGGGCAAATACAAAGAACCCACCTCAGCCCTTCTCTATCGCTTTATTCATGATCATAAACCCTTCTACCAGATGACCGGATCATGTGTAGGTAATGGCCTAGGGATGGCTTTGTGGTGCCTTGAATCCATAGAGGTTAACCAACTCGGCCAGCTTGAAAATCCAGTTTGTCCTTTCTGGCTTTTGCCTTATGGAAAATCGCGCGAACTTGCAGGGATGAGTGGTAGAGGTGAAGGTAGTTTCGGTAGTGCTGCCATAGAAGCCTTAATGAAATTTGGCACCCTGCCATCCGATGATCCTTCTGTACCCAAACCCAAACTAGTGGATGGTGCATGGACATGGGGGGAAGCCGCTGAAATGCAGTGGTCAGATGGCGCAGCGATCAAACCTGCATTCCTATTGCAGTCTAAAAAATACACCCTGCAAACATCCGCACGAATCAAGTCATGGCAGGAAGCCAAGGCTGCATTGATCAATGGATATCCGCTAACCTGCGCATCGAATTGGGGTGGGGAAATGAACCCACCAATTAAGGGCACACCTGCAGTCATATTGAATAGAAGGGTGACCCAGTGGGGTCATCAGATGTGCTGCTTAGCATGGGTCGATCATCCCGAACTTAAGGATATTTTCTGGATTCAAAATAGCTGGGGTGTCTGCCATGGGAAATCCCCTGGTAATTACCATGAACCAGAAGGTGGTTTTTGGATTCAGGCTAAGGACATGGATTGGATTTGCAAGGATGGGGAAGTGTTTTCCCTATCTAATTTTGAGGGTTTCCCAGTACAGAAACTCGATTGGTTAATTTAACAGGAGTAAATATGTATTTTATCGTAGCAGCAATCTTGGCAGTAGCCCCAGTAGTCGATTCTTCCTGTGAAGAATGCAAACGATTCACTAAATCTTGTGTATCAGGTGCAGCAGTTTACACCGGACCCGCTAAAAAAATAACCCGTGAACGAATCAGAATCAAAGGCCGATTCAAAAAAGGTGGATGCTGTGGCTAACTTTGATTGGATAGCTATCCTTGATCGCTTAGGGCTGCCAGTCGTGGCCCTTATAGCCATTGGTTATGGCTTACATAATAGTGCTAGATGGTTAGGAAATAACATCCTAATGCCCATTCATCAAAGGCACTTGATATTCCTTGACCGATTAGAGGCAGGCATATCTAGGATCGTAGATACCCAACACGATCAAAGCAGCCAGATCATCCATCTAACACAAAAAATTTCAGACCACCTAGAAGCACAGGAGAAAAAGAACTAATGCTACTACCATTTCCCCAGGACTTACCCATAGAGGGTGTAGGAATACTAATCGACAGACTCAGAGGAAAACCAATCCCATTGCAGACTGCCCTAAACGCTGCATGGAATCTTGCAGGTTATGCTGCCACCCAAGTGCCCTTAAATCAACCAGTAACAGAAGTAAACCACACCTACCCAGTATCAGATGCTGAGGTTATCACCCTCCTAGAAATGATCAAAGGTGAGTATCAAACCCCACCTGAAGGTTCACCTATCAAGTTTGCAGTTATCCCATGGGGTATCGTGTTGAAAGTCCTGATCAAATTTCTGATCAATGCTGCATTCTAGACAGCCAGATAGATTATGTTTTGGAATCCCTAGGTCATCTAAATGGCCTGGGGTCCGCACCCAGTTTCTTAAGTTGAATCCATTCTGCGCTGCATGTGGTAGCACCGAAAAATTAGAAGTGCATCATGTCACCCCATACCATACCCCTGCAGGCAAATCCCTAGAACTAGACTTTGAAAATCTAATTACCCTGTGCATGGGCAGTGGAAGATGTCATTTCGTTTGGGGCCACCTGCTAAACTGGCGTTCTCATAACAGAGATGTTAGGATGGATTGTGTTAGGTATTATCGAAAAATTGAAACACGACCTTAGGATGGATCCGCACTAGGATCCCCTATGCCTACAGTCAGGATGATTGAATGTCTTCTCTGCGGACAAACCAAACCACACAAATCCAGAAACCTCTGCCTTGCCTGTTATCAACGGCCAGAATCTGAACCATTAAAAATAGAAACTCGCCACCGAGTGGAAAGAAATACCAACGCATTCATGGAGCCTATTGGGTTACCAGATCACCCCACAGAATTTCTACCAGGGTCAGAAGAAAAGATGGCAGTGATGGCGCAGAGGCTAGAGGATCTCAGGGAAATTCATCACCCAGATGATGCGGTGGTAACACCTGACTGCTACTTTAAATCAGATGGAAGCATGAAGAAAAGAAAGGGTGTGTTATCAAATAATTGGGCACCTAAAAGAATTACCCTTGACATCGATGAGGATGATCTAATAGACTTCTAATTATCTAAGGATGGTCACTTTTCTGCGGGATTCGAACCTGCGACCTCTTGGTCCCGAACCAAGCGACCACCCTAGATGAGGATACTTTTTCCCTTATTAGGATGGACACCTATGAAAAGCTCAGTAATCATTTCGTTTCGTAATTTTCTGGACTACCTCCAGACCTATCTACAAAACTCAACAGAGTTAACCACCCACAGATGCGCTCAAGCAAAATTCCTTGAGTGTGTCAATTTACCCGATCCCAAGAAATTAGCTGTAACCCACCTGCGGAAGTTTCGAGATCACATGATAGCTCAGGGTTTGGCTCGCAAGACTATTAGGGAATACCTGCACCGAATTATTAGGTGGGTGGGTTTCTGCTGGGAGCAAGGCAAGGTTAGCCAAGCCACTTACCTAGCATGCAAATCCCTTTGGATGCCAAACCCTAGGCAGGGTCGCGCACCTGTCAGGACTAAATCTGTCACATGGATACAAATTGCAGAAATCCTACCACATTTACCTACATATCTTTCTAACCTAATCCAGCTACACTGGCTGACAGCAGCTAGGCCATGCGAGATAGTGCAGATCAATTCCAACAACTTTTCCAAAGTTAAGCCTGATCTGTGGATCTGGACTTTACCTGACCATAAGGGTGCTTGGAGGGGTCAGGATCGGCAGTTATATCTAGGATCTGATGCCATTAGGATTGTTCAACAGATTGAACCATGCCCCAAAGGATTCCTATTTCCCAGTAAAAAAAATATTGAGGGATTTTTAACAAGGCTAACCTACCAGCGAGCAGTGAAAAAATGTACACTACAATTAATTAAGAATGGAATTCTAAAGAACCCGCCTGAATGGACTATTAGAGGCATTCGCTCTGGCCGAGCCAGACACATGCAAACAATGCATGGTCTAGAGGCTGCACGAATATTGCTGGGTCATACTGATCAGCGGATGACCAGTCACTATGCAGGAACACCGATTCCCAATGGTGACTTTATTGGTGGCCTTAATCATGAAATTCAAAACTAACACTTCAGACAAATGTAATTAGAAAGGATTCTAACCGTGAATAATCAGGACGATGGGAAATTGTTTAAACTAGTTCAGGATGAAACCTCAGGGCAGGATGCCCTACCTTCTCCCAAGAAGAAAAATAAAAGGCCTTCCCACTGGCGGTTCTTTACCGAGCTTGAATTGTTGGTGATTAGGTCTGTTAAAAAAGAAATCATATCAGCACAGCAAATAGCCAACCTCCTTCAGCTAGATAACAGCAGTAGCTTTCGGGCATGTCTCAGCAACATGGTCGAGCGCATGATTCTAATAAGAGCTAAGGGCGGTTACAAAATCAACAGATAGCCATGTCAGACTTCTGCCGGCAGATGTCAGGCAGGTGTCAGACAGACAACTGTAAACTATTCGGATAGGATAAGTTTATAGGAGGAACACATGGCAAGGATGACCAAACAAATGGCGAATCTGTTACTGGATCAGATGTCCAAGGTATTGGACTTCAGTTCCCAGCTACACCCTGAGAATACTAAACGACAACAAAAGCACATAGAGGGGAGGGTGAAACGACACCTAGAAGTCTTGGCTGAATATATGGCGGTTTTACATGACGATGAAACAACAAACAAGGAGTAGCAAGGATGCCACTGGTATTAGAACGAAAAGTGAATGAATCGGTAATGATCTGGGATGAGAGTGATCCTAACCAAATTCTGGTAGTCACCCTTAAAAGAGCAGTGGATGGATCCTATCAAATGGTTTTTGAGGGACCAAGAAACTTTAAAATCTTTCGCAAGGAAATGTTAAATGACAGCTTTGAAGACAAAAAATAATATGGAAAAGCCTACTGTTTCAGTAGCTATCAAAACGGATGCAGTCCTAATTCAGGGTGATCTATCTACCCTCAGTGAAGATCAACGCAGTGCCTATTACCTTAGGGTGTGTGAAAGCTTGGGCCTTAACCCACACACCCAGCCCTTTGAGTTCATCCCTTTGGGTGGGAAGTTGAAGCTATACGCAACTAGGGCTTGTTCTGATCAGCTCAGGAAACTTCATGGGGTTAGCATCCAGATCCTATCTAGGGAACTAGTTGAAGACATCTACACAGTAACAGCCAGGGCTGAGGATATGACAGGGCGAACCGATGAATCCTGTGGGGTGGTCAGCCTTAAGGGTTTGATGGGTGAAGCTAGGTCCAACAAGATCATGTGTGCTGAAACCAAAGCTAAAAGGCGGGTAACCTTAAGCATCTGCGGTTTGGGTTGGTTGGATGAAACAGAGGTCGAATCCCAAATTCAAGCTCAGCCTATCAGACCTGCTGTACCAGCTCTGGCAGCACCAGTGGTGGTGGATGAGCATAAGCCCATGGAAACTTTTCAAGAGGCTTGCCTAGCAGTGGAACATGCTTTCCCTGGCACCATGCAAGCCATGCTGAAACATTACAAAGTTTCCTCTGTGGATCAGTTGGTAGAAGCTCAACGGATTGATGCTGAAAAGCTGATAGCCAAAAAGATGGGGGCTAAATAATGAGCTTATTTGATTTATCCTCCTCTGCAGCAATCATGAAATTCTGGATGGAAACAGAAGCCAAGACGGATGATGCAGGGGAGTTGACAGGGGAAATCGATACCACCATTGATGATCTATTAAAAGAACTTGAAGGCAGCATTGAAGCCAAGATTGAAAACTACTGCTGGCTAATTAGGGAGCTTGAAGGCAGGGCTTTAGTTAGGCAAGCAGAAGCCAAGAGGATTAGGAACTTGGCCCTGACTAATGAAAATATGGTTAAGAGTCTAAAGGAAAGATTAAAGTTCTTTTTTGAAACTCAATCAATTCAAAAGCTTGAATGTAAAACCTTTAAAGTAAGCATTGCCAATAATGGTGGGGTCCAACCCTTAGTGGTGGATGTACCAGCAGATCAGTTACCAACCCAATTCCAAAAGATAACCATTGAACCAGATAATTCCAGCATCAGGAAAGCTTTGGAGATGGGTACGGAAATTCAAGGTGTCAAATTACTACCGCGCGGAACTTCTTTAAGAATTAAATAGGAGAATGATTAATGGATTTTATGAATGAGCAACAGGATTTAAAATCGAAATCAAAGTTTGCTAAGGCTAATGATCTGGCTGATGGGAAGTATTCTGGCAAGATTTCCTTTGCTGGTTTTGTTGAAATAACTATTAAGGAAACTGGTGAGAAAAAACAGACCTACCAAATTAAGGTAATGCTTGCAGGGGTAGAAACTCAAATAACCTATTGGCTTAAAACTGATGCTGATCTTAGAAGACTGCTAACCAGCTTGGGCAGGATTGGCTTTGATGTTGAAGCATGGGGGCCAAAGTTTAATAAGCCTTACGAAAATGAACTAATCAAGGCTGGGGAAACTTTGACCAATCACATCCTGAGTTTCCACAAAAGCACCACATCCAATGGTTACCCTTCTATTGGATTGGATGAGCTATCAGAATCAAATGCAGACCTCCAGGCTGAACTGGATCAACTGCCCTTCTAGACCACCCATTAGGGGTGGCAGAGGTGTTCATTCCTCTGAGATACCTTGATGGGGCTGTCAGCACCCACCCACTGACAGCAATCGTATTCATGAGCTTATCAGGCTGGTTATGCCATATGAGATATTGGCTTAGTAACACACCTGACTTGTTGTCAGACTAGCCAGCCTGATATTTAAAACACACACGACTGAATGAAACAAAGTTTGTTAGGTGAAGGAGAATGGTTGTATGAGTGACAAAAGCAGTCATGCCTTGCTTATGGAAAAAGAAGGCTTTTTAAAACCTTTTTATGAGTGGCAAGGAACTTTAGAAAATACTTGGATTCAATGTGTTGAAAATAATAACGGGAAATTACCCAAAGATATGTTTTTAAGGGATGGAGAATGCTCAGTTTACTTGATTGAAGCAAATATATTTGGAAAAACACTTTATAAAGTTGGAATTTCATCAAATGCTATTGATAGGTTTAAAGCGCATAAAAATAGTATTCCTTTTGCGAGTTTTAAACTTATTAGGACATTTACAGCAAAAAGTAGAAGGCATGCGGAAAAATGCGAAACTGACTTTATACTTGCCTGCAGAAAATATTCGCTAGCTGGAGAATGGTTTGATTTTGATGGGAGTGATTCCCAATGAAAGACCAGCAAACCTTCTTTCCCTTCATGAAGGGTGATGGCTCAGCGATCAAACAAAACATCCAGCACCAAATGGAAGATGAACCAGACATTTTAAAAGAACGACAGATGAAGGTGATCAAGAGAGCCTTAGAAACCTATCTGGATATCAGGTATTCTTCTAGGCGATTGCTTCTTCAAGAAGTATCCGCACACATAGATGCCTATGTTCAGAGATGGATTGAGGCAAAGTATCGAACCAATCGTCAGATACTAAAAACTAAAAGGCCTAAACAATGACTAACCAATCTATCCCACATTTGCCACCAGATGAACATGAAAACATCAGCGCATTCTTTGAACGCTGTTACGACCTGATAAGGGAGCGAGCTGCTGAGTATGAACCACCAGTAGTCAGCTTTACCAAGATTGCGCTTTACTGGTCTGAGTATCTTGGATCAGAAGTCACCCCATACGATGTCGCAATCATGATGTGTCAGCTAAAAATCGCGCGACTTTCTAAAGGGCATCATCAGGACAGTCTGGAAGATGCTGCAGCTTATCTGGCGATAGCCAACAGTTTAAAGGAGTAATCCACTGCACTGGGCCACCTCATCCTACCTGGGAGTGAGACACGGCCGGTTGAACTTTGCAGTGGGTTTTTATAACAGGGGGGGGGAATTACCCCACCCCATAAAAAGAATGGTTAAATCATGAAATTAGAACTGACTGAAGATGAACTAAAAAAAATACTTTTGAGCTTACAACAATCATTAATTTTATTACGAGATGAACATTCAAAAGTTTCTTTTATTTCTGCCATGGGAATTGGTTTGGCAATTGATGAACTAGAACAATTGAAAAAGCTATTGGCTTCTTATTGGGATTATGAAAACGATTTAAAAGAAGAAATTAAGAAAGGTAAAAATGCAATTCCTAGTACCTAAAAACTGGTCCAACTTTCAACACTACAAGGATCGTAATCCGACATGGATTAAACTTCATAGGAGTTGCCTAAATGATCCATCTTTTCTGCGCTTAGATGTTTACGGCAGGTCATTGTGTCCAATGCTGTGGCTATTAGCCTCTAGTTACAATGAAGGCTATATCCCATATGTCCCAGAAGATATCGCATTCATGCTGCGGATCCAAGATGATGATTGTGTTAAAGGTATAAAAGGACTGCTTGAAAGAGGATTGTTTACTCTAATAGAAATTGAAGAGGATAGACCTGAAAAAATCAGCAGTAAAGAGCTAAGGGAAAAATCTGGATATGGCCCAAGATATGTCCCTAAATCCACTAGGGAAGATATCATGTTGCGAGATGTTAACTGCGTTTTATGTGGGGCCAGCGAAAATTTAGAAATTGACCACATCACCCCAGTGTCTAAAGGTGGAACCGCTGACCATGATAACCTGCAAGTCCTTTGCAGATCATGCAATAGGAGCAAAAGAACACAAACGGTGGAGCAGAGTGTAGCAGATTGCTACGCAGAACCAGATATGCGGAGCCTAGAGGAGAGTAGAGGAGAGAAGAGGAGAGGAGAGAAAGAGATAGAGGTAGAGATAGAAGAGAGAAGAGGAGAGGCAGACACCTGCTCTGAGCTGGTTCCCATCTCTGAGCTAACCAGCCCAGAACTTTACCAACCTGAAATGATCTTTCCATGTGTAGGAAATCCCAAGACATGGTCCTTAACTCAAAAGCTCTTTGATCAGATCCAAGAAGCCTATCCAGATGCCCCTATTTTGGATTGGATTAAAAAAGCCAAGCTTTGGGCAGAGACCAATACATCTAAGCGAAAAACGGCAAAGGGAATGCCATCATTCCTGTCCAGATGGATGGCAACGCAAACAGATAGGCCAGCCCAACCAAGAAACTTTCAAACCAACGGCAAAGCCAAGCCTGATCTGCAGGCAGCTTTATCAGCAATGCCCAGGGGATTTCAAATGCCACAGAGGATTCAACCATGAATATCACTATCGATGCAAATGCACCTTATTTCGATTGGCCCGATTGGATTCAGTTTCATTCCACCTTCTACGGCTGGGATCAGGAACGAGAACTCAAAATGCTTTTATCCTGGTCAACCTACTTTGCAAGTGAGGGTTATGGGCCTGAGGAACTACTTGCAGCTTCCAAAGATTTGACTGGGGTCAAAATATTTAAGCGAGAAGAAACCATTCACGAACTTGAAAAGGCTTTGAGAATTCGCAGGGAGAATTACCGCAGAACAATTAAACCTGAGGTTTCAGATTGCTCGATGTGCAGGGGCAC